GCGTTTTCCAGAAGCATGCTTGTGCCGTTCGGGGCAAGGCCGAGGGCGGAGCGCTGGAACACAAAGCCTGACGCGAGCGGGCCGGCGGTGACAGAGGGCAGGCCGCCGCCGGGGCCGGCCGTGACGGTGAACTGGGTCGCTGTTGGCGTCGTGGCCACCACAAGCGCCGGATAATTCAACCGGCTGTCCGCGCAATCCCGGATGCCGATGCGCGTACCAGGGCGCAACCCATGTGGCAGAACGGTCGCGACGGTCAGCGTGGCCGTGACCTGCTGGATCGACGCGATGGCCAGATCTGCGGGCGCGGGAAGAAGGGCTTCGTCAGAGACCGCCTCGATGGCAAATTCCTGCCCGAGCGTGCGTTGCGAGGTTCCAAGACCGATTGCCATGTCAAAGGGCATCTGGAACGTTTCGATGCTCGCGATGCTTGACACGGTACCCGCATGCAGCGGCGACTTGCTGATATCCAGGTAGCTGGCTGCGACGGCATTCCCGTCCAGCGCGATGATGTCGCCAGAGCCGAGCACTTGCGCCCAGACGGCACCGGGCGTGTACGCCTCGAAGGCCTCCCGGAACCTGGTCAGCACATTGCTGGTTGACACGGGCATCGGGTTGGATGCGCTCACATCCCCGTCATTTGCGCCCGCCGCGCCCAGGGTGATCTTGGAGCGGGCAAAGTGGATGCCGGCGATCTCATCCGTGGCGACCAGCGCGCCCAGGGCCGGAAGCGTTACACTGTCTGTCAAGGTCTAAATCTCCTCCAAAGGATCAATCCTGTCGGCTTGCATCGTCATCGCAGCTCCCGTTCACGGCAGGCAGCGCCGGGTCAGGCGCGGCCGGCGGGTTTGCACGGTCTGCATCCGACAGCCCCCTCCTGTCCGGCGGCAACAGCCGGCATCACGCCGCCCCCTTCTTTCCGTCAAAGCCGGTGATCAGCCCGGACCCGGTCAGGCTGTGGATGACCCGGGTGATCTGCCATTCGCCCTGCAGCTCCGGGCGCAGGCCGGGTCCGGCCAGCCGGGCGGTGGCCCCGGCCAGCAGGCCCGGCTCGAACCCCGACAGCCGGGCGTTGCGGATCGTCATGGCAGACCGGGCGGCCCCCGACAGGGTGGCCTGGGCGGCGCGGCGCGCCTCGGCCTCGGCCTGGTAGACATGGCGCAGCACGCGGCGGGGCGTGCCGCTGCCCAGGGTGACCTTGTTCAGGGCACCGCCGTTCGTGTCGCACCACTGCGCCTCGACCGCGCCGTAAATCTCGCGCCCGTCCAGCGACCAGTCATAGCCGCTCAGCCGGGGCGCAAGGATGACCGGCGGGGTCAGCACATCGCCCGCCGCCGTCTTCCCCTCGCCCCGGCGCTGCACGATCAGCGCGCCGCCTGCGGGTTTCGCGGTGGCGTCCAGGGTGGCCGCGATCCGGCTCAGGAAATTCAGGTTCGACTCGGCGGTCTGCGCCAGATAGCCCCAGGCCGCGCCGGCCAGGCTTTCGCCCACCACCGGCTTCAGCCCGGCCTCGCCCGCGATGGTGCGCACGATGTCGGACAGCGTCTTGCCTTCCCAGGCGCGGGTGCGCGGGCTGCGGATATCGCCCTTCAGGTCGGCGGCCGTGCCGGTGATCCGCAGCGTGCGGTCCGGCCCGGTGCCGCCCACGCCGGTCACCGCATAGCTGCCCAGGAAGGCCAGCGGCGCACCGGCATAGCCCAGCGACACCTCCAGCCTGGCCTCCATGTCTGGCGTGGCGATCCGCCCGTCGCGGTCGTCGAGATCGATCACCACCTGGTCGGCGGTGCCGCCGTCATTGTCCGTCACGGTCAGCGCCAGCAGCCGGTCGCCCACCGCGCCCGAGGCATCCTGCCCGCCGACGATGATGCGGAAGGCGGGGGTCATGTGCGTCCCTCCGCTTGCCATTTCGCCAATTCGGTGTAATTCGTTGCGCCGCAGGGTGTCCAATCGGGGCAAGCCGTCCCCAGCCATGTCCCGCCCCCGCAAGTGCATTTGGGCCGTGTGCATCTGCACCGACAGTGAGACACTGCGCAGGTCCCCCAATTGTTCGCCAGATAAGAAGCCAAGTGCATGATCATCCGCGATCCTCCGCTTCCTTCGCGGGGCGATGCGCTTGTGGTGCCGATGCCGGACGAATTACAAATGTGGCCGACTGTTTATCCGCCGATTGAAGTGACCTGGAATGCTGAACAATCCCAACTCGTGCTTGTCGGAACGGTCGGCGTCGGGGTTGATCAGCGAATTCGGTTCGGTCTTGAAATGACCCCGGCTGCATCACGACAACTGCTGCTATGCATCGCGCGTCTGCTGGAACATGTGGATGCAGACGCAATAGATACCAGACCGCGCGATCTGCAATGAAACCCCACAGGGACAGGCCGCGCCGGGTCATGTCCGCCCCCACAGCCGGACCTGCCCGGCCTCTACCGGGGCGGCAACCACCGGCAGGGTGATCAGCACGCCCGCCGCGTAGACCGGGCCAAGGGCGGCCAGGCCGGGGTTCGCGGCCAGCACGGCGGGAACGTGGCGTTCGGTGCCGTACTGCATGCGGCAGATCGCATCGAGCATGTCGCCATCGGTGGTGCGCCAGGTGCTCATGCCCGGTCACTCCCATAGGCGCGCAGGGTCACGTTGAACTCGATCCTGCGCGGTGCGCCGTCGGCCAGGAACAGCGATTTGGTCTCGGACACGCGGGTGATGACCCAGCGCTGCCAGACAAAGCCCAGGCCATCGACCAGCATCATCGGCTGGCCCAGCCGGGCCACCGCGCGCATCAGTTCCATCTGGCGCAGCCCGCCCTTGAAATGCGGGTAAACCACCCCTTCAAGGGTGATCTCTTCGGCATCCGGGCCAAGGAACTGCAGCGCGGGCGCGCGCCCCAGCCGGTCCTGCCGGGACCAGCGATAGGCGGCGTCGCGGGTGAAGCTTTGGTAGCTGGCGCGGTTCACGCCGAAGCGGAAGGTGCCCAGCGCCATCATGATGGTTCCCAGGCTAATCGGCATGCAGCCCCCTGTCGTCCAGATACGCCCTGATCGACGCTGCTTCCGAGAGCTGGCGGCGCACCTCGCGGGCGACCGCCTCGGGCGACTGGCCCGGTGCGGCGTTGACGGTGATGCCGCCCACGTTCACATTGGTCGAAGGTCCGGTCGGCGCGGCGCGCGGGCGCAGCGGGGCGGGCGACCAACCGGAAAAGGCCGCCATGTCGTCCATCGCCCCGGCCATGCCGCCGTAGCCGCTGTCACCGCCAATCCCCGCCGTGCCGCCCGCCTCGGGCGACCGCAGCCAGTCGGGCAGGTCGGGGATCATCGCGTCGAACTTGGCGCGCACCCAGGCGATCAGCGCGTCGATCTGCGCGGCAATGCCTGCCCGCAGATCGGTGATCCATTTCTCGCCGATGGCGTAAAGGTCGATGTCAAAAGCCGAAAGGATCAGCGCAGCCAGCCCGATGGCAGCCTCGGTGACCAGGGTGAACGGATTGAATTCTGCGATCACCTGCCAGATGCCGTTCAGCAGACCCTCGTCAAAGGCCTTGCGGATATCCTCGATCTTGTCGGTGAAGTAACTGACGATGCTGTCCCAGTTGTAATAGATCACGGCGGCCAGGGCGGTGAAGGCCAGAGCCAGCGCCACCAACGGGTTGGCCGACAGCAGCAACAGGCCGGCCGCGATCAGCCGGATGCCCGAGGCGACCTTCAGCAGCGTGCCAGAGAACATGAGCGCGAGCGCGATCCAGCCCAGAACGTCCCAGCCGCCGACGGCGATGGCGACGCTTTCCAGCGCCGGGTAGAGGTCATCCTTGATGAAGAAGTAAATTCCCGAAATCGCCCAGAAGATACCACTCAGGGCAAGGGTAATGTTCGTGGCCAATGACGTTGCCCAGATTTGAAGCGTCCCGTCCTTTGCCATTTCGTCAAGCCTGTCGAGCAGACCTTCCAGCTTGTCCTTCATCCAGTCGAACAGACCGGCATCCATCACCATTCGCTGGAACCGGGTCCATTGATCATCAAGGTTCGATATGATCCCGTCCCATGTTTCAGAGGCTTTCTGGGAAGCCCCACTGTACCGCGCGCCAAGCGCCTCGGTCAGCAACGTGATTTCCTCGCGCCCCAGCTTGCCCTGTTCGGACAGCTTCTGCACTTCCGCCGCGCTCTTGCCCATTGCTTCCGCCAGCAGGTCCCAGACCGGCACGCCGCGTTCCAGCATCTGCATGGCCTCTTCGCCCTGCAGCTTGCCTTTGGTCCAGGCCTGCCCCAGCGCCAGGGTCAGCCCGTCCAGCTGTTCCGCGCCGCCGCCGGTGGCCGCCATGGTATCGACCATCGCCTGCAGCGACCCCGTGGTCGGGTCCAGGCCGAAGGCGCGCAGCCGGGCATAGGCCTGCACGGTTTCCTCGACGCTCAGCGGGGTGCGGGTGGCAAAGGTCTCGATCCAGGCCATGGCGCGTTCCGCCCCTTCGGCCGAGCCTTCCAGGGTGGTCAGCTGCACGTTGAACTGTTCGAACTGGGCTGCCGGGCGCACGAAGCTGGCGGCAAGCGCCGTCATGCCTGCACCATAGGCCGCCACCACCGCCCCGCCGCGCAGCGCGGCATTGCCCATGTCGTTCAGGCCCGCGCCCATCAGCCGCGCCCCGGCGTTCACCCGTTCGGCCTGGCGCATCAGGCTGTCGCCGCCGATCCGCTCGATGCTGCGCATCGCGGCCCGTGCCGGGGCCGTGGCCCGGTCGACCAGGCGCAGGATCAGGGCGATGTTCAGATCAGCCATCGGTCTCCTCGTGCCGTGCCCGCGCCTTCAGCCACCAGCGCGCCAGTTCTTCGGGCATCATCGGGTCCATGTCCCGGGGGGCCCAGTGAAAGACGAGGGCAAGGTCCGCCATCGTCTCCTCGATGTCGTCATGCGGCAGGGTTACAGGGTCTGATCCCGGTCCAGCGCCGCCATCTGGTCCGGAGTTGCGAAAAAACTGACCACCGTTCCGGCCAGCGCCAGGAAGTCGGCCGGGTCCAGCGCCGCCACCTCTTCGGGCAGCAGCGACGGCTGGGTGACGCGTGGCAACAGCCGCTCCAGCGCGCGCACATCCATGCGCAGAACGTCGGTCAGGGCCAGCCCGCGCAGCGCGCCGACATTGGGCTTTGCCACCGTCACGGCGATGATCGGGTCAGCGCCCTTGCGGGCGACCGGGGTCTGAAAGGTGACTTTGCCCATCCTTCAATCCCCCCTTAAAGACCCATCGCGCGGCGGAGGTCGGCCAGCTGGTCGACCCCGCCGATCACGCGCAGCCCGTTGACCAGGTCCACCTCGTGGATCTGCTCGCCGTTGATCTCCAGCCGGTAATACCGGACGTCCATCATCAGCTTCAGCGTGGCCATGGTGCCCGGTTTCAGATCGCCGGTCTCGGCTGCGGTGATCAGCCCGCCGATGGTGGCGATGATCGTGTCGGCCCCGTCACCCACATCGCCGGCCGCCGCCGGGCGCAGCACGAAGCGCTGCTGCAGCCCCGGCTTTTTCAGAAGCTCGGGCGACCATTCGGCAAAGGTGATTTCCGAGGTCATGCCCTCGACCCCCATGTCGATGCCGACGGGCCCGTCCATGCCCGCGCCCCGGTGGGCCTCGGTCATGATCTTCAGCTGGGGCAGCTTCGCCTCGGTCGCCAGACCGAAGTAGCTGATGCCATCGACGAAGGCGTTGAAGTTTCGCAGCATGCGCGGGATTGCCATGGTCAGGTCTCCTTACTGCGCCGTCGCGACGGCGTTGACGAGTTCGGTGTAGTAATCGCCCTCGCGGTGGGCGCGGAACGTCAGCTGTTCCAGCGGCGCGGGCGGCTCGATGTCGAAGTCGAGGTAAAGCTTGCCCGCCATCAGCTCGGTGGCAGAGTTCAGTTCGGGGTCGATCCAGACCTTGCCGCCCAGGATCGCGCCGCGCCGCTTCAGCGTGTTGAGATAGCTTTGCACCGTGTCCTTGATATCCAGCAGCAGCTGGGCCGAGAACGGGCGGTCCATCGCCCAGAGCAGCGCCT